CTTCCGTTCTAGTTACCTAGAAATTTAGTCGTTAGACCTTTTCTGCCGTTAGGCTTCTTTGGTACGGGATTGGCATATCCTCTCGGACTTAGCTTTTCCCCGTTTAACGGAGTTTTCGAGATGGGTCGCCCCATCAAGCCACAAGTAAGTTTATGGATAGGTAGTCAATATCGATACCCTCTACCGCTGCTGCTTTGGAACTAGAACGGAAGATTAAGAAGCTATTTCTAATTTTCTTCTTATCTAGCGAATCTACATAAGGGTCCGTGATAGAACCGTAGTATCCGGAAGCTAGTAACGGATTTATACGTGTAGATACAAAGTCTTTCATCTGTCTGTTCGTTGGGAACGTATATAGACATTTAACACCTGCGTAACTGTGAATGTCCGCGAAGTGCATCATCTCACCTACACCAACCTCTGACAGACCTAACTGACGAGATTTTATTACAGCTTTATCAGGGTGAGTATCGTTGATTATATCTACCTGCCAAGGACGGTGAGCCTGTCTCCTTGCCGCATCTTTACCTGATACATGGAATGTAATTGGGTGTGATTTAACACTATGATTCTTCAATAAATAAGAAGAACAGTTCACCATTGTTAGTATATATGTTAGTTCTTCTTTTGTCAGGTCTGTCCTTCCGAAAGTTTGTTTAGCTATTCGTTGTATTAGTTCTCCTGTGATGTTTGACATTACTAATCTTCCTTCCTATCGTATGGTACTCCCATAATGACATTGTTAAATATTGCACATCGCGCTTTAGCTAGCACGTTGTAGTCTTCTTGTTTAATTTCACTAAGTCCCATGGCACGAGACTTTTTAACGGACTTGTACTGCGTTACATCGTCGTTCGCAATAATATCAATTTGCCAAGGTCTCTTTTGCATTAGAACGTCTCCTCATTCTCTGTATTTTGTGCGATGTCCATATCACGAATCATCTTAGCTACATCGTCATCTTGTAAACTACCAATATCGATTCTTTCTTCTCCATCCTCATCAGACTTGATTAACGTACCTTCTCGAACAAAATCATCCACAACTTTCTCTTGACGCATATTAAGCTCTGGTAAAGCGCCTGACTTGTTCTGCCCAGCCATTACATCCTCGATACCATTCAACTCTTTGAACACTCCGAACGCTCGTACAGCATCTGCTACGTTATCTATTTTGATATCACCATTCTGCACACGGTTAGCAAACTGTAGCATCAACTCCGAGAATCCTAAGTTAAGGCTCTGACGCAGTTCCTCTTGTGCATCAAACAAATTGTTCTTAGTTTTCATGTTTCTTTTAATGTTATCCACCATTGCCATCTTCTAGTTCTCCTTTCTTTTTAAGGTACCTGTAGCAACTCTGTACGTCCTTACAAACATTTAGAGATACACAGGACTCTATCTTACAATGTATATGCGTAACTGCTGTTACGTACTTCTGTTTAATAGGAGAGAACTCAGCTAGAGCTCTCCCGCAAGATGAGCATATACGAGGAGTGTGTACTCGTTTATCCCCTTTATTAAAACTATTCTTCGTTTTCGCTATACTAAACAAATACTTTCTTTTTCTTAGAACCTCTTTTTTACTCTGCATTTAAGAAAATGATGAAAGGTTCGTATGCATCTAGGATACTTTCTAGGAACTCTTCATATACTTTATCGTTTTTGAACAGCGCATTCGCATATGTGAATGGAAGTTCCACAATCATTTCTGCTAATAGCTCATCCAGTAAATCTGTAGTATAGCTTAACCCTTCACGAACAATGGCGCTTTCTAAATCTACATTGTACTTGTAAAAAATATTCTTAATGGATTGTCTCTCTTTGTCGTGGAAATGTGGTTTGTTGTAATAATCTACAGCCATCTTAGTCATAACAAGTGTCAAGACATGTTTATAGTCGTTCTTCGTTTTTTGGTACCCATCTAAATCTGCAACTCTATTCTTGCCAACCATATATGAGGGTGTTATTCCTTCTTTATGCTTATCTACAGTGACCATTAAACTAGTCTCTACGTAGTCCTGTACCGATTCAAACATTTCTTCTAATGTATCTTTCATTTTTAAATCCTCCCTAAATTTTGTGTTGATGTGCGATTCTTTCTAATCTGTCTCGAACTCTTTTATTCTCCTTCTTAATTGCTAATTCGTAAACCAATAGACTTAAACATGTTACAACGACACCCGTACATACAGATAAGACTGTAGTTACATGTACGTTCGAGTGATGCTGAGAT